GATTTTGTATATAATTTACCATGTGTTTTATGTGTCCCTATTATTATCCAAAGCCAAACCCCTGCATGCCTTTGCCATAACCACCCATTGCGCCACTAATACCGGCCATCATTGGGTTGTGCATGTTAGCTTTTACGTTTTGACTAGAGTTAGGTGCTTTGCCTAAGATCCCGGCGTTATACTGAGTGCGCTGCTGCATCTCAAAGTCACGTTGGTCTTCAAAGCGTTGACGCATGTCGTTTAGTTGTGTTTGGTCATAACCTTGTAAAGAGTTACCGGCGTTCATACCAAAGTTAGCACCTTCTCCCAACGTGTTCATGCCAACACCATATGCGTTTGCTATGCCGGTGTTTGCACCCATAGCCCCAGACAATGCGTTCTGTTGGTCGGCAAATGCTTGGTTCTGTGTGTTCAAGCTGCGGTCAATCAAGTTGTTCTGGATGTTTGATGCCATGTCAGATCTGCGGTCATCGTAAGCACGGTTAGCTACAGCCGTAGCAATACCAGCGCGACTAGAGTTCATGTTGCCAGATCCCATTGCCGCGTTGTCTATGCCAGTTAATGTGTTCTCTTGGAGATTACGACGATCATCACGCATAGCTGTATCCAATAGAGATCCAGTGTTTTGGTTTGCGTAGTTAATAGCGTTGCCCAGGCGGTCTTGCTGTTGTGCAGCGTTTGCCATGCCTTGGTATTGGCCGTACATGTTGTTTGCGTTGTTACCAAAGCCGGCGTTGTTGCCCATCATGGCGTTACCAGAGTTCATCATGTTAGTACCAAAGCCGCCCATAGTGTTAGCTGTGCCAGTTTGGAAAGCGTTTGGGCCGGCAAGAGTGTTGCCCTGGTAGGCACCAGTGTCTAAGACGTTGTTAAGAGCGCCTTCAGACCCTTTTAAGTTATTGTCCACATACGGTTTGTACTGGTTAAAACCAGCCATAAGTGCATCGTTCTGTGCAGCTTGGTTCTTGCGGTCTTGTTTAGAACTAAGGTAGCTCATTCCACCACCTAATACGGCTCCAGCAATTTGTCCCCACATGATATCATATTCCTTTGTTTATATGTTCTATACGGCTATCCAAGCTGTGCCGTTGTACACGACAAGTTTAGATACGCCTGATCCTATTGGCTCCCAAGGGTACACGGCATAGCGCACCATACCTTTCCTTGGGTTAGGTGGTTCTCTGTCGGTTACTTGGATACTTGCGTCTGCTAATGATTTAATAGACGCTTCGATCTCTCGTAGTTCTTCCTGTAAGTAATTTGGGAGGAACTCAGGCGAGAGTGTTGGTGCTTGGCGTCTAACGTAAGTAGACACCAGCATGTTGATTTTATCTGAGATAGCCATTGTTACCTCCGTCCAGTGACAGTGATTTCGACATCCATACCAGTGAAGTTGAAGTCCTTGTCGGCTGTGGTTGACAGCTTGTACGACAGGTATCTGCCAGCCATACGTGCATCTACTTTGTAATCAGTAAGAGCATTAAAGGTTACTGCACTGCCATAGTTAGGTGTGGCATGGGGTGTATCTGCTGCCCCGAAAGTAAACTCAAATGTTCCGTTTGAACTGTCAGTGGATACCTGGGGGGCTAACCTTGATATAACCTTGTAGCCAGTGAGAGGTATCCCTTGTTCGTCCAGGTCAAGACCCACACGCTCTATAAAGAAGGGCTTAGATACTGTCGTGTCTATAGCTTGCGATAAACTACCTTTTTCAATCAAGTCGATACCGTAGACCTTGCTGTTAGCTACACCACCACCAGCTTTTGCTAGTACAAGAGGATGCCTTTGGAATGGACTTTCTTGTGAGTGATATGAACCACCTACAGTATCGTATGTAGTCGTAGCATCTGCGTATGTAGACGCTGTGCTTACGTTGGCTTCAGTCCCAGCTACTACGTTAGGTAAATCATAGAATGTCCAGATGTCTTCTTTGTAGTTGTAGACTGCGGCTCGGTTACATGCGTCACCATCTGCGTACTCAGCCATATCATCGCCACTGTGGTAGCAGAAGTATACCTCTTCAAGCTGTGAGTTATGTAAGACAAAACACTTGTCTGCTTTGGAGTTATCTAGACCATTAAAGATGTAGTCTCGGACACGGCCATCACATATAGACTGGCGTGTGTTGCCATCAGTCACGTAGATGTCATCTCTGTCAAAAACGTAATGTCTACCTTCGATCTCACGTATACAATTTTGATTGATTACACCAGAGTCATCAAAGAGTTTCCTAAAGTTAAAGATAAAAGCACCACCTACAAACTCCATCATCCACACTTGGTCTTGTGAGTACACCAGGAAGTTGGAGCCTAGGGTAGCACCATCGACTATAGGGGTCTTCATTTGTACTAGGTCATTAAAGCCAGCACTGTTGGTTAAGTCTGAGGCATCCCATGTACTTGGGACTTGGTTAGCTAACACGGGGTCACTAAAGCGTACTCTGTTAGGAAACGCTGTGCCACTTTCTATAGTTCCTAGTGCAAGTAAGAAGTCACCATATGATCTAATAGCTGTCGTGGTTGTGCCACTAGGCCAGTTAGGCAATGTAGTAAAATTAGTTGCGCTGGGTACTCTATGTACTGGTGCTGTGGTTGCTCTGTTGATGTACTGTACGTCTGCAAGTATCGTGGCTGTCACGGGTGTGATAGACGATGCAGACAGTGAACTGTTGAACTTCTGTGATAGGACACCATTAGACATCTCAAAGATGTCAAAGGTATCATCAACTACCACCACAGTATCAAACCCCGTGAGGGCATCGATACCAAAGATAAACTTAGGGCTAACTGTAAGGTTGCCTGAGATGCTCCTGTAGATAGGTGCTCTCGTTACTTTACCTTCGTTAAAGCGTACGTTCTTGGCACGTGTGTAAGCATTGATAGGCAGGCTGTATGGGTCGATGTCCGTAATGACACCAACAGACCCAAGCCCACGGATAGGGAGGTTTGTCATGGGCTAAGTCCTTCGATTTACTAAGGTTTTGAAGGCCACACAACGCTGTTAGGAAAGCCCTCTTGTTGAGGTAAGTTTAAAAGTGCATCTCTATAGGCAGACCATAGGGCTCGCTCATCGATACTAAGGGATGCCCAACGTAAGGCATTGCCAGCAACAACATCAACTTGCTCTACTAATAGTTTATCCCTTTTAGACCTAACGAGGTCTTCTGTCTGAATCCAGTTAGTACCATCCCACTTCGTGCCTATTTCAACAGTCTCTGGGTTTTCATGAAGTATTACAGAGAAAGGAGCATCAACTTCCCCGTACACATAGGCTGGACAGATCGCTACATTATTTCCATCTACTTGAACGTATTTTCTTAACATATTAATATCCTATCGTGTACCAGTGAACAGAAGAACCAGCAAAGCCAGCCTTCGCATATACAATCTGATTTACTGCTGTTTTTGAGACACCCTGTGCACCTCTTGTTGCTCCAGGATGGTTGCCATCATCACTCATAGCAACGACACTATAACTACTTGTACTTGAATAGCTAAATGGCAATGTGATAGACACAGTACCACCAGCGACACATGAGTTTTTACCCCATGCCATCTTGAGTGAGCCAATCTGGGCAGTCCCAGTACCTGTAGTCATGTTTAGTGTACCAGCGTCAATTGCGGCTTTAAGTTTCTGTGCTGACACAGTGCTTTCTGTCGTGTCCGTCCCAGATACCCATGTAGACGTAGCTTGGCTTGGTATGGTCTGTATGCCATTCAACTGTGTCTGTATGTTACTTGTGACACCATCGACATAATTAAGTTCAGCAGTAGATGCTGTAAGTCCATCAAGTATATTGAGGTCAGCAGTAGACGCTGTAAGACCATCTATCTTATTGATCTCTGTTGTAGACGCAGTAACACCATCCAGCTTATTTAGTTCGGCTGTAGATGCCGTTAGTCCTGCTGTTGTATTTAGTTCGGCTGTGGTAGCCGTTACGCCGTCCATTTTGTTTAGCTCTGTGTGCGTGGCTGTGATTGCTCCAGTGACGTTTGGTAACGTAGCTTTGATGGTAGACTTTAGAAGTCTGATGTGGTCATCAGCTTGCG